TACTGGTGCATGGGCGGTGATGAATGAGAAGAAGGATTGGGAATACCAACTCAACATCTATGGTTGGTTAGTTCAGAAGGTGAAAGGGTCGAACGTCAAAGGTCTGGAGATCGTTGCCATCATTCGTGACTGGAGCCGCAGAGATTCCACGACCAAAGAAGGGTATCCAGAAGCACCTATCAAGGTTATAGACATTCCGCTCTGGACGTTCCAAGAGCAAGAAGATTTCATCCGCGAAAAGATCAAACTCCATTCAGCAGCAGAGTTTGCACGGATCACGGGCGAAGAGATTCCCTACTGCACTCCTGAGCAGATGTGGGAAAAGCCGACCGTTTGGGCGGTAAAGAAAGAAGGTGGAGTAAGAGCCAAGTCAGTATGGAACACGGAGGAAGAGGCGCATGCCGCATTATCCAAGGGTGATGTCATTGAAGTTAGGCCGGGTCAGCGAACGCGATGTGAGAGTTTTTGCAACGTCCGAAACTTTTGTAATCAGTGGAAAGAATTTAACCAAGGGAGAGACAACAATGGCGAGTTATAAACAGCAGAACGTAGAGTTGATGGAAAGATTAACAGCAGCAGTTGGAAAAATGATTGAACAGGAACAGGACATTACAAACCTTCGGTTTGAAAATCTTTCGTTGCGAGAGTCTATTGAAACGGAACATAAAAGGTTGGTTGATGATGAACATTTAAACTCCGAGTTAAAAAAGAGCCTTCGAGAAATGCAGGAATCAAATGAATTGTCTGCCAGAATAATACGTAAGTTGTTAAACGCAATGGATAAAATGGAAGGTGAGTTCTAATGAGCGTATACCAAAAACTGATGGAAGCTCGCGTCAAACTTGCTGAAGCCAACTTGAAAAAGAGTGGGCATAACAAGTTTGCCGGGTACTACTACTATGAGCTGGGTGACTTCCTGCCAACGGCGATGAAGATTTTTTGCGACCTAAAGTTGTACGGCGGTGTTTCGTATGGCAGAGATGTAGCAACCCTGACCATCGTGGATACAGAGAAGCCAGAATCCACCGACCATATCTTTTACTACTGCCCGATGTCTACGGCTGAATTGAAAGGATGCCACCCTGTACAGAACCTCGGCGCGGTACAGACGTACATCCGCAGATACCTTTGGACAGCAGCACTTGAACTGGTCGAGCACGATGCTATAGACGCAAGTGAGCCAGCCGGTATTAAAAAAAGTGAGTTAGAGACGGTAGAAAAGAAGGTTGCTAAACCAATAGAGGCTCCCAAGAAAGAACCGTTGGGTCCGATTGCTGAAGCTAAAGACTTAACAAACGAAAAGCCGAAGGATGAAACCCCGCAAAAGCCTTGGACGATTACCTTGAAATCGGACACCGCTTTGTTTGTTCCTTCGTTTGTAGAGTCCGCTCAATTTACGTTGCAGTTTGCGAAGAGCGAAGAGGATGTAAAAGAGATCTTCCGTGTAAATAAGTTTATGTTTGACGAACTCAAGCGTCAGTCCGTAGAGCAATACGACGCGCTGATGGTTGCGTTTAAAACACGTAAGAATGATTTGATTAAGGAGTAATCATGAAAGAACGTATCTATGTAGTAAGAGGGCCAAACACAACCCATCTGGTAAACGCGCCTAGTAAAGCATCTGCGATTGCGTTTATCGCGGACAGTCAGTTCACGGCTGACGTTGCAAGCCAGATGGATCTGGTAAACCTTTTAACAGACGGCATCAAAGTTGAATTCGCTCGTGTATCAAACCTTGACTTAGAACTAGGAGATAAATAATGGCTGAAGCATACCCAAACAGTGGCGCACTCTGGACTCCAAAGTTTCCAAAGAAGCATGACAAGGCTCCAGACTTACGCGGTGACATCAAGATTGAAGTTGATCTTTTATCCGAACTTATGCAGAACGCGGAAGATGGATTGGTTACGATCAAGATAGACGGATGGAAGCGTAAAGACTCAAACGGAAATCATATGGTATCCATCAAGGTAGATACGTATAAGCCACAACAAGCTCGCCAAATGAATGATCCTTGGGATGATTGATATGGTAGATAACATTCAGTTTGAGGCCGTGAAAACGGCTTTACGACAGTCTAAGGATGGGTATTCCCTGTCCTTAGTTATCCATCCAGATGACATACCAGATGAGTTGGTAAAGGATTTTGTTGGCTCTCGATATGTGGTGGTGATGGTTCGGTTAGATGACGAAGACAAGCCAATGGTCCGGGAGAAAGAAACGCCCGGAGCACATGCCGTAAAAATGGCTGCGGTTCTTTGTCGTGATATGGAGTTTTGGTCATGGGTAAATAACGCTTGGGATTTATCTATTACAACCGAAGAGTCTTGTAAGAAGTGGCTATGCGAATACTTAGGCATAGAGTCACGCGCAGAACTCAAAACCGATGCAGCAGCGCGAGGATTGTTTGAAACGTTACGTAACGGTTTTTATGATTGGAGGGGTCAGGATGAAAAGTAAATTAGTGCCGTATAGCGTTTATCTTCCGGTCGAAGTGTATAACAAGATTCGTGAGTTAGCCAAAGAACGCAAAGCATCCTCGGCTGTACGAGACGCAATCATGGTCATTATGGCTGGCGGGAATGAGTACAAGGCTGGATACAACAAAGGTCTTGCTGACTCCATAGGCGTGATTGATCAATGCAAAGAGATTGAGCATATCGCAATCCGCAATAAGTTCTTAGCCGATGTATTGATTGATCAGATCAAAGAACTAGGTGAAGTATGAGTACAAATTCGGAGAAAGTTGCAGCAGAAATCTTTAGGCATATTTCTAAGTTTGATGATGTGGACATATCTCTGCTTTTGTCTGGACTGGCTCTGGTCTTATGTCGTTTATCTATTGTTGCGGAGATCGAAGACGAGGCTGCGATAGAAGCATTCAAGCACACACTCAAGAGCGTTCACGCCAACATGTCCGAAGAAGACAAAAGGATGCACTAATGGAAGATGAAATGCACCATTACTACGCTGGCCTTGCCATGTTAGGGATGATCATTGCCCAAGAGTATGCAGAGGATATTCCACGACTTGCCCACGCTATGGCTGATGCCATGCTGGAGAAACCAGAAGGGATCATGGCGATAAAGAAAACAAAACAAAAGCGGGAGGAAACGTGAAAAACAATATAGGTTGGTTCCTATTGGGCGGGACATTAGCTTTGCTTTGGTGGTCTGCCGGTTACAACTGGGTTCAATCTGCGCGATACGACAAGCTGATTCAAGAGCGCGAGTACATGAAAATAGACTACGACGCTTGCATACAGCGAGTGCAGGAGTTAACGTCAAAAGAGCGGGAGCCAAAGAAATGACTTATGGTCCTCCTGTTATAAAACAATGTGAGCATTGTAAAAAGGAATACAAATGCCCAAACAGCAGGGCGCATAAGTCTAGGTTTTGCACCATAACCTGTCACAATAAGTCTGGTTTACTTCCGCGTATTGAATATACCTGCGTTAATTGTGATGATAAGTTTATGGCGAGACCAGATCATGGTGAAGACCGTAAGTTTTGTAGTCGCAAATGTTTTTTAGATTATTCATTACGTCCTGAACCTAAAGAGTGTGAAAACTGTGGGGGTGTTTTTCTTGCAGGACGTTCTGCCACGGCAACTCGCGGTGATGGAAGAAGAATTTACTGCTCCAAAAAATGTTACACAGAAGGATCGCGCTCTTTTGAGGAACGCCCATGCGTTGTTTGTGGAAAACTTTACTATCCATTGGGAACTAAAAAAGACAAAAACCAAAAAACGTGTTCACTCAAATGCATGGCAGTGTTCTTTTCTGGGCCTAATGGTTCTAACTGGCAAGGCGGCGAATACATATCTGAATCAACGAACCACAAGATGGTATTGATTGGAAGACGAAAGGGTTACGTAGGCAAATATACAGCGGAGCATCGTTTAGTCGTTGCCAAATATATTGGAAGGCTTTTGGAAAGAGATGAAGTTGTTTTACATATAAATAGTCAACCACTAGATAACAGACCATCTAATTTGTTTTTGTGCGAAACAAGAAGTGAATATGGTTATAGAAGGCATGGAAGTTTGCCTTGGCCTACAACAAGTAACTTAGATAAGTTTAAAGAAACAGAAAAAAAGCTGAAGGAAATAAAACATGACGCCAGAAGAAAGAACAAAAGCGCAGTTTGAGCAGCACGATAAACAGTTTAAACAGCGTGAATGGGTAGCATTGACGAAAGAGGACATCGCCTACCTTGGTATTCATACAACGGACATGTACCCTGATGAGTTCATTAAATACGTGGAAGCAAAATGCAGGGAGAAGAACGCATGACACAAGATGAAATCATTGAGATGGCAAGAGATGCTGATTGGGGCCATGCTTCTGCAAACCTATATGCGCCAGCCCTTGAGCGCTTTGCCAAACTGGTAGCAGCTAAAGAACGTGAGGCGTGTATTGAAATTGCTGAAAAGCAACGCTATGCAATGTACATAAGTTTGACTTCTCACCCGCCTCAAAACGGCACAGCAGTTGGAATTGCAAATCAAATCAGAGCAAGGGGACAAGCAGAGGAGAAGAACACATGAAGCAAATACTTATGCCGGTTGAGCTAATAGAAGAAGTTATAAAAATCATAGAAGGGAATATGTGCGGCCCTGCTTTGTATCGGCTGTCTGTGATTAAAGAACTTAAAAAAGCACTACTAGAAGGTTTACCACCAACTAAAAAAGGGAAATGAGATGAAACAACATATGCTTTTACAAATACCTGTACCTTTTGAGGAACCTGAGTTCCACCTGCGCGATTGGTTTGCGGCTCACGCAATCTTGGTTGCAACCTACGACTGGTCCCCGGAAAAGATTGCTGAATATGCTTATGAAATGGCTGACGCTATGATGGAGGCAAGAAAGAAATGAAAAAACTATTCCTTCTCTTAAGCGTCGCTTTAATCGCAGGATGTTCAACCTCGCGTCCGGTAGAAGACAGCCCACGTTATCTCCCTGCTGTTAAACCTGAGCCCCTTATTGGCAAACTTAAAGGTTGGGATGGTGCTACCGCTATGAGCGATAACGAAGTCCTACAGGCATCTAAACAATGCATGTACGCGAAGCTGGTCCCAAACGTAGAGTACACTGCCGTTCGTTTAGATACCGGCGGCAAAACCCTCGTACCGATAGCCGTACACTGCGAGCATAACTGATGTACCGAAACAAGAAGCTGTTAGAAGTTGTACGCAAAGCACCGTGCCAACACTGCGGGGTCATAGATGGAACCGTAGTGGCGGCACACTCTAACCAACAGCGTGATGGTAAGGGCAAGTCGATTAAGGCAGCGGATTACCGTATCGCTGCCCTATGCTATTGCTGTCACGCCGAGTTAGATCAAGGCTCCAAGATGAGCAGACAAGAGCGCGTAGAGATGTGGGAAGAAGCGCATCGCAAGACAATAGGATGGTTGTTCGAGAACCTTATTCTTGACGTGAACGAACCGCGTCATTGAACTGTTTCATAATCCGTGTCTTGGTTTCCTCGATATTCTTGAGTCGATCAACATCGGGTTCTTCTCCTCTTAGTTCTGCCTGCTTCTGCAATTGCTGCTTCATTTTGTTCAGCTTCAGTATCTGATTGTGAACATTGTCCGCAGCTTTATACATGGCAGCTTCAGGGTTTTCCCGAACCACTTCCGCAGGATCTCCTGTACCGGGATTCTTGGCTCGACCTTCTATCTCTGCTTTGTATCCAGCCATGCGCTCTGCATTCTGATAGAACCGATTCGCTATCGCTTGTTGAGACTCGGTATCCCCGATTAACTTACCGACGATTGGAACCCTATACAGGGGCTGCTCTTCTCCGGTCGTTGCGCTCTTAGCCGTCTCTACGGCTTTCATAGCCTCTCTGCTGACACCGCCGAAGTATTGACCCATCATGTAATCTAGGTCGTCACCTGTAGGGCTTAACGCGCCTTTTTGATACTCTGTGCCACCAGATGCTAGGTTCATAAACTCGGCTAGGTTCTTATTAATGAACGAAGCATTATCTCTGGAACGTAGATAGCCGGGTGTAGGACGTCCGGGTTGGTCTTTGCGTGAGATAGGACGACCAAACGCATCCTCGTTTGCATACTCAGACACAATCGGACGTAGAGCTGTTGGAGTAAGTTCTAATGCCAATGGCCCGCCACCCAAAGGGTTAAATGCACTGAGCATTGAACTTGCAATGTCCATTGCCTTCTTCCCTGCTCCGGCGTTACTCCGCTGCAATCCAGCTTGTGCCAACGCATATTCAGTCAAGTTGCGACTAAAGTTTGGAATAATGTTTAAGCCGGGAGGCATAGGTATCTTTAGGTATGTGCCGTCACCCGTTGGAAGGATGAAGTTCTTTTCCTTCTCATATGCAGGGATATCTTCATCATCAAAACCAGCAGCGGCAAGCGCCATAGCTTGAGCCGTACCAAGCGCTAGGCCGCCTGCAACAATCTTGCGACCTGCTGGGCTATTTAATGTCTGAGCCAAACGATCTGTACTTTGTACGGCAGCATTAAAGAATGAGAATACGGATGAGAAGTATGGAGTTAACTGACCCTTCTGGTTAAAGTTAACCGTGATGTTGTTGGCAAGCTGTGCCGCCTTGTCAGGAGACATGCCGTTCGGAAATGCTTTGTTCCGCAATTCCAAGGCATTCTTAAACGCTGCTAAACGCACAGCGTTTTCCATACTGTCGTTGTAGTCTGATAGCCAGCCCATCACTGACTTGGTTGCTTTACGAACGTTGCTTGGGTTTAAGTCCCGCAACTCCTTAGCTAGGATGTCCACTTTCCCTTCGCTGTTTCTTAAACGGTCTGCAAACTCTAGCTTGCCACCAGACTTCTCAAACTGTTTGTAAAGGTCAGCCCATTCACCAGTTGTTGTTTCCCCGTTTCGTCTGGCACGTAACTCTGAATAGATAGTTTTCAGAGCGGGCAAAGTATCAGCCGCAACCTTGGCTTTACTTTGAGCAAGCGGAGTAGATACTAAGTTAACAACACCGCCCACGGAGTCACGCATAAAGTTCCATGCGCCAAACACAGGGTTGAATTGGGTATTGATGGAGGATAGATAGTTCGTAAACTTAGCAATGGGTCGCATGAACGGCGGGATCTGAACGGCATCCGCATTCTTAAGCGCACCCACCATTCTCATGGCTGTTTCATTGCCCGTGTTGAATATGATGTATCTATCGTTGCCATTTATACGAACAGGTAGCACGTTCGCAGCGCTACGGATGGCAGGATCCATGCGGTACTCAGCTAAACCAGTGCGCTCGTTGATTGTCCCTTTCTTTGGGGGGGCCATGATCCGATCGGCAAGGTCAGGATCAAGACCCATCTTCTGTAGTTCTGCTTTCAACAGATGAGGATTTTTAACAACATCTGGATTCACGACCGTGGCAAAACCCGGCATCGGATGCTGCAAGAGTTGCCCGTACAATGCACGACCGACCTTGATATCCTCTGCACGATTGATTGCCCGCTCACGCTGGAGCATCACGTTTTCAAGGATGTCACCAACCGTCTTAAGAGAGCCTACGGCCCTACGCGAAGTATTTCCAGATGATCCAATGCCGCCACCCGTTCCACCATGATGAACGAAGTTAAGTTCTTCATCTATACGCTGAAGTGGTACGTAATCACCATAAGTTTCGCGCCAGCTTGCTATTGTTGCAGGAGTCTCTTGACCGCTTGCTACAAGCATATCTTGAGTTTTTTCTATAATTTTACGAACGTCTTTAGCCAAACTTTCAAACTTGGCTTTCTGTTCGGGAGTCAGGCTATCAAGATACTTTTTAGCGTCATCCGTATGGATGCCGGAACCAGAATCTTTTATAGCGGGATTTTTTAACTGAATCTCGCCGTTCTCATCTTCGTATTCGTTTGTCTTGTTGTTCTGGTTGTTACGCTCTTCTGCATGCTTGTTGTGCAGGTATTCATCAAGTTGATCTTGCGTAACACCCAAACGGTCCATCTTTTGAGCCAATGGGCGAAGTTCTTTTTCTCTGAACTCTTTCGACACATCGGACCTTCTGTTGGTCGAGATTGAATGCTGGAGCCATGCATTGAACTCGTCAGCCATCTTGCCACCGTTCTTGATGATGGCATCGTGCATGTTCTTAAGATCAACATACTTGTTAACCATGTGATACATAAACTTGTTTAACCGCTCTGGGTTTATGTTTTGCGGTGTAACAGGCTTTTGTTCAGTTACCGCCTCAGAGACTTCGTGTTCTTTTGGAGCGCCGGTTTCTTCACCAAGTTCTTGCCGACTCTTGGGTGTTTTTATCTTGACGCCGGGACGAGACTCGTCTGGCATAACATGAACTTTCCCGGTCAAGCGCTCACCAAGGTCCATGATTTTGCTTAATGCATCATCACTAGATTTTGTTAAGCCAAGCAACTTACGCACGGAAGATACAAACGAACTCCATGCTGTTTCTTCATTAGGAAGCTTAATCTTCTTAAGTATTTCTTGGACTGGGCGATCAACCATAGCCCACGTAATCAATTCTGTTGGATGAGAGAATATGTTTCCGCCAATACGCTTAAGTTCTTTTCCCTGCGGGATCTTCTTTATGTACTTAAACAAACTATCTAGTTCTTCAGCAGCTTGAATATGCTGAGGATTAGACTCACCGTAATCAGCATACCCTTTTGCCGCACGGTAATTCCGCTCAGTCGCCGAGTGAACTATTTCATGCGTAATCGTTGATAAATTGTTCCCGTTTGCGTTTGGGATAATCCGAATATCATGTCGTATTGTGTTATATATTCCGCGAGCCGACCTTCTTCTATTGTCAATCTTGATCTTTACATCCTTCACTTCAGGAAGGATGCGATCCAGTATTTCTTTGATATCAAGTGGAACAAAGTCACGGATACGTTTAACAACGTCGGCTACTGTCTTGTCTTTAGCAAGCTCACTTACGGATACCATGCTCTTGCGTGGATCAATTCGGTTGGTCCCTGCTTCAGGATCATCCATGTAAGTCAGATCAATGCCTTTTTTTCTAGCAGTTTCTATATGTTGATTAAGTGTTTCAGTTAACAGGTCAGGATTATTTTTTGCTTCCTTGATCTCTTGTTCCGTGCCAAACTCAAAGTCATGCAGCGGTCTTCCGTTTGCATCTTCCCGTCCTCCGGGAGCAGCTTTAGTCAGCTCGACAGGTTTAGCTACTGTTCCTCTAGCAAGATCTATAAGCTCAGGTACGCTACGTTTAGGTCTTTCCCCAAACATATCCTCTGAACCGCTCATGTGTTCCTCATGAGCAAACTTTGCTAAGTTCGTTAGGAAGTCTGATGTTCTCTTAGGTGATCCCGTATGTTCTGCAAACGTCCTGAAAATGTTAGAAGCCAGTTCGCTATCCCCGATTTGCGGAAGTTTTACGCGATCCTTCAAGCTCATCTTGTTTCGCGTTGCGTTGATTGCCATCTCAGCAGCATCAGCTACGTGCGATTTGATTTCGTTATACGCGGTGTTATCTAACTGCATCATGTGCGGAGCAGCTTTAGCTAAGGCGTTTACAACGGTCTTAGCCTCTGGATCTACCGCAGAGTATGCAAGCTCAGTTAGCGCGTCGTTGTCGTATGCCTTATGGAAGATAGCCGCATTCATACGGTCTATCGCCTTGGGCGTTACCGTGCCATCTTTGTTCAGCATCCCTGCCTGTTCAGACATTGGCATAGCATTGATAAATTTACGAACCGCATCAGGGCTTACACCGTTTTCCCCAATATCCAGTTTAGACAAATCAATCCGGTTAGCATCATTCTTAGCCATCTCGATGGGACTAAGTTCTAACCCTAACGGAGTATTAGTAAGGTCACCCCAGTTTGGTCTGCTCAATACCTGATCTGGATGCGTCACGCGAACGAGCATGGGGTTGTCTAAGCTTGCTATCGCGTTTGGATCTATTCCATGCAGGTTATCTGCGGACAGAGATGCGCGATAGGCATCTGCATTCCCACGTTGATGAGCAGCCTGTAAACCCGCAGCGCGACCATTTCCTGCCGCTACTTTGAGTCCGCTTGCATTTGGGTTGTTGTAGTCGGGTACAGGTGATCCGTCAGCGTAGTGCGAAGGGATAACGCTGTTTGCTTCAACAGCCGCATAAGTAACAGGTACTTTAGATCCATCGGTAAGCGTAACGGTGTCTGTTCTTCCAACGTGCTCTGGGTTTATAGGTGCTCGTAAGTTTTGACCGTAAACAATCGGAGCACCATCTGCCGCTGAACGTGAAACGCTAACCTGACCGTAATCAGGATTGGCAGCGATAGACTGCATCTGAGCAATAGACTGGTCAGATGTTCTGTCTCTGTTTTGGATTACAGCTGCTTCACCACCTACAGTTGGAGCTTCCGTTCCTAACGATGCAGTTTTAAATGGTTCTGGCGCATTTACTGTTGCGACAGGTTCTGGCTCAACAGAAGTAGCGGTCGGTTCAACAGCAGGAGTTGGCTCAATCGGAGTCGGTGCTGTGACAGGAGCAACTTCCGGTGGTGGAGGCTCTTTTCCAGACGGAGCGTTTGGTTTTGTGAGTTCTGCAAACGCAGCTTCATTATCTTGATAAGGTGATGCGGAAACTTTATCCGTAGGCTCAGTCGGTTCTGCCGGAGTAACGGGAGAAACCTCTGGAGCAACTTTTGGTTCGGCCTTAACACCAGTAATGCGTTCACGCAATGCACGACCCGGAGCCCCGGCTGCACGTCCCAATCCTGTTTCTTTTGTTCCTGCTGCACCTAGAGCTGTAGATAGTAAAGCAGAGTAAGGATCAACCGTTCCTGTGGTTAGAAGTTGTTGACCAACATCTAATCCACCTGCAAATGTACCGCTAAGTGCAGATTGCCCCGCTATTTGTTTAGCGATGGCAGCCTTTGCCTCTGGTGCTACGTTCTTGCTAAACAAGCTTGCAATCCCTTCAACATCTGGTCGCATGGTAAGCAGATTAGGAATGATATCCCCTGCCATAGATGCATACGGATGTTGCTCTTGACCTGCCGTCCTCTCGGCTTCCCCTAAACCTATCGCTTTAGCCGTTTCAGGGAAGCTTTCTAGCGCTTTATTTTGTAGATATTGAGCGCCAATACCTGCACCTAGTAACGCACCGCCCGTTAGAAGTAAACCAGCCTCAGCAGGCAACGCAGCAACTGCGGATGCCCCGCCTACAATAGGTAAAACGTTTTCTGCCGCACGAGTTAAGAATGCTCGGCCTGAACTTACTTCAGGGTTTTCTGGCCTCAAGTCATTTGGAAGTCCTTCCGGACGAGGGTTCTCAGGCTTAAGATCATCCGGGAGGTCTTTGAGTGCCATAATTTTTTACTTGTATTCTTGTCCGGTTTGCGTGTTCCACCATGATTGAGTCTTGTCGCTCCACTGCGCTCCTTGAGGTACATTAGTTGGGCGTGGTGGCGTATAAGGCGTTGCAGGTTTATTTTCTGCTGCTGTATTTGCTGGAGCAGATGGGCCAAAAGTTCTTTCCCACCAAGATGGTGTTTTTGGGTTAACAGGAGGCTTCTCCAGCAATGGTCTGGGCTGATAAAGTTCTCCTGCGCCCTGACGGGTATGAATTGCTCTAGCTTCGTTCTCAACTGCTTGGTGTAGACGTTTGTATTGTTCGTACACTTCAGGTTTACTTAGGTCAGCAGCCCCAGTTAAAGGATTATTCAAGAATGCTACCTCAGCATCAGAGGCTTTCTTCAGAGACTCGCTATTCTTAAGTGCATTTGTTAAGTCTTCACGTTTCTTAATTTCTTGCTGTTGTTTAAGCGCTTCTTTTCTATCTGCGTTAGCGCCTCTTTCACGCTCCAGCGCCGCATTTGCTTCTATCATTTTCGCTTTAGCATTGCTTTCCTCTACAGCCAGCTTTCTTGGAGACTCAGTCGTTTTCAATGCAACTTCTTCTTTTGCAGCTAACGCCGTAATTTCTTTAGACTGAGAGTCTTTTATCTTTGCCTGAACTTCTTGTTGCGCCAGATAGCTTGTCTTAAAGTCTTTTAGTGCTTGCTTTTTCTGGTTATTCCACTCTATACCCATCTTCGCATCGTCGCGCGCGCGGGCATCTTGAGCCATAGCGTCTGCTTTCCAGAACTCCATAGCTGCTTTATCCTCTGCGTCTTGTATTTCACGTTGTTTATGTACAAGTTCTGTACGCGCTTTCATCCCGGCAGAGGCAGCGCCAGCAAAACCTAAAGCAGGGTTGGCTCCGGAATATGCTGTTGCAAAAGCAATCAGCCTTTCCATTGCGTCTTGCTTATGATTCTCAGCTTGACGTGCTTCCATCGCGCGTTGTCTATCCTCTAATGCAGACAATGGATTTTCTTTAACTCCAGCCTTCTTAAAATAATCTTTCATTTCCTGAAGGCTCTTTGGCAAATCATCAGGAACAGCATCTGGTTGAACTTCTCCAAACATATCAACCAATTTCTTCGTTGCTGTTGCAGCTTGCGTCGCAGGCGATGCTTTCGCTTCACCGCTTTGAGCGCCCTCTGCTCCTTTTATTCCAGCGGCAGGAGCGGTAGCTGTAGATGTTCCTAAAGGAGTGAACCTTGGATTTTCCGCAGTTGCGTTGTCAGCAGTAACCTTTTTGATTGCAGCCAATGCTTGTGCATCTGTAATACCGCTAGGTCCACCGGGGGCTCCAGCTTGTCCGGCTAAGGTATCTAATGAACTGTATGGCAACGCAGGTGTTTCATCTGGCGCTTTAATTGCAGGACCGCTTGGCGTTCCCGGAAGACCTGCAATCCCAGCCTGTGTGTCTAAAGAACTGTAGTTAGTTGGGCCAGCCTGTTCCGGTGCTTCTACCGCAGGTCCACTTGGTGTCCCCGGCAATCCTTGAATTCCGGCTAGAGTATCTAATGAACTGTAGTTCGTGGGTCCAGCAGTTTCCTCAGCAGTAGCTTCTTCTCCTGCTCCGCCTTGTGACCCTGCTGCGCTAGGAATTCCTGCTGTCTCTACAGGAGTACTATACCCAATGGTCGAAGGCGGGGCGTTCGGACTTATTACTGTCGGCCCACTAGGGCTTCCCGGTGCTCCCTGAACCCCTGCAACAGAACCGTTTAGTTGAAGGAGATCCGCTAACTTTTGATTAGCCTCATAAGCCTCACGCTCTCTTCCTGACATATAAGCCGTAGGATTCTCGCTTGCAGGAAAGTCTTCTACAGTTTCCTCAGCTTTACCGCCTTCATCAAAAGCAACAATTCCACCACCCGCATAGTTGTCAGCATGGAACATATGATGCAAAGGCATAGAAGCCAATCCACCATGAGCCATAGGAACGGCTGGTGCTTGTGGTGCTTGCGGAACTCCCTGCGGCCCCTGAACCTGTTTCATTCTGGCATAAGCTTCTTCAGGAGATTGTTGTATGGCCCCGACAGGATTAACTTGTCCAGCAGGAGCCGCCACAGGATTAACTTGTCCAGTAGGTGCGGCTACAGGATTGGTTCCTTGCTGTGGAGCAGTTGGATTTGTTGCAGCTTGCGGGGCAAGCGGATTTGCTCCTTGTTGAGCCGTCAAAGGATTAACTTGCCCTAGCGATCCTAGTCCTTGCTCAATTTGATTTTTAACTGTTGGTTGCTGTGCGGGGACTGGTTGCGCAAGTTGCTCAAGTTGTTTGCGACGATTTAATTCCCCAAGTGCCATATACGAAGGAACTTCTGGATTCGCACCATTGGCATACTTCATTAAGTCTTGATTAGTAACGATAGGGCTTTGCAGGCTTGCCTGTACTTGAACCAAATTTAACATGGTTATCCCCCCGTCCCAAAGAAACCTTTAAGTGAATCATAAGCAGTTTGCAATGCAGGTAAATCGTTTACCAGTGAAGCAACTGTTCCGCCTGCTCCGACCAAGTTTTGTGATGTTGATGGGGCTTGTCCGTAAATCGCAGAGGTACTTGAGGGTAAAGCCGCTAATATTCCTGACTGCATCTTCAACATCTGTTGTGGATACTGTAGTTGTTGTAGGTACTGATTGTATGAAGCTGTATCCGCAGCTTGTGCCAAAGCTTGTTGTTCGCTTCCAGCTTTTTCTTGCGCCTGCACGTCTGCAAGTCCATATTGTGCTTGATTCGTAGCATTCTGACCAAGAGCTTGATTTGCTGTTGTTGCAGCCTGTAACCCTTGTAAACCTAACGATGATTGATATTGATTTGCTGTTTCTTGTGCTTGCTGAGTTTGTAAGTTGCGAGCTTGATCTGCGTTGAACTGGTTCATTGCATTGTTGTACGCAGTGTTATAACCAGAACTGATCAAAGAATTAGCAGCAAGATTATTGTTTAGAGCATTCTGAGATTCTTCTATAGCTTGACGACCTCCACCAAAAGCTCCCGCCTGAGCCATTGTTGCGCCAAGCTGACTGTTTTGTTGTCCTAGTTGTTGATTTAATAGCTGAAGTTGTGGCTGCAAAGAGGCTTGCAAATACGGATTCATGTACTGCTGTGCAGCGTCTGAAGTAAAGTTTTGATTTGTAAACGTTGTTGGAGTAAACGTATTGCCAATGTTTTGAGCTTGTGTTGCTACGCTTCCAAGGTTATTACCAGCCGCCGCCATCCCGCTAGGCAGTGTTAAATTAGCCAGCCCTTGAAATGCTTGGTTTTGTAATTGAGAAGGTCCGGCAGCAAGCTCTCCGGTAAATTGTGGCATCGGAGCTGAACCAAGTGCCTGAGCTTGATTTACAACTTGATTTGCTAGAGGTTGAGCATATGGAGAAACCCCCGCTTGCGTATAGCTAGTAGGCGTTGCGTTTAAGTTTTGCGATGTCATGAAATCACTTAGTACAGACATGATCTTTCCTTATGCTGGCATGTAGTTGTTGGCTTTGATCTGCTTACCCTGTTTAGGATTGCCAGTTCTAGCCTTCCTAACTCGTTCCATCATTTTGTATAACACTTTAGATCCTGCTTCTGTAGAGCCATTGCCTAAATGAGATACCACATCCGCTGGAATCACAAACTCCCCATCGGCTAAACGAGCTGGTTGCTTATGCCCTATCGTAGCTGGAATATTATCAGACATTCCGTCACCCGGCCCCTTTAAAAGACGTCCACCGTCTGAGTAAGAACCAAGGTTATAAATTTCTCCGCCATGAGCATAAGAGTTGTCTTCGGCTACGTTTGTTTGTGTCGAAGGAACGTTATGCGTCATTCCACGAGCGTCTACGGAATAAGCTTGGCTTACATCGGTATCGCCGGGCAAATACATTCCTTGTCGCGGATCAGGTGTCCGGTTTGCTCCAACGTAACGACCGGCTTCTTGAAGCATATAAGCAGGTAATCCTAACAGAGACTCTTGATGCGGCTGACCCGGAACATACTGAGCATTTGGGCCTAAATTATTAACGGGTAGTTCTTCTCTTGGAGCGAACTCAATACTTGGCCTCGTGAAGAAATCCGTGATGTCATTAAAAGTTGAATTACCGCTTACTCCGGTTCGATCACCTCGCTTCGGTTGTGAGACTAAAGATCCATGCGTTTGACCGCTGAATGCAGGAATCCCGTGATCATAATATGTTGTTGGTGTCACAGATTGATTGGACACCATTGTAGGCATGCCGCCATTTGAAAACTTTTTAGGTATAGACGCAAGGCCGCCGTGAGCGAACCCAGAAAAAGTTGGATTTAAATATTGATGTCCCATAGCGGATCCTGTTGGGTGGGTGTACGCACTATAATTCCAGTTTAAGACTGGATTAGAAGCAGGTGATGATGTTGATGTTCCCGTTACATTCGGGCTTGATGAGCTACTCCCGCCGCTTACAAGACCAACAAGACCTGCTGACGCAGCTAAAGCTTTTGCAATCCCAGAAAGGTTGTTTCCCGCATTGCCTGCAATAGCCGTTCCTTGTGTTGGCGTTAACGCATTTTGTATCGTTGAACTACTTGTAACATTTCCTGTCGTTGGGTCAACGTTCGTAGTTGTTTGTGAATTATCTACGTAGTTAGATGTTGTCCCAAGAGGAACTTGTGACATTCCGCTTGTATCTTGAAATATAGGAGTTCCAGTAGATCCGTTCTGTGCTGTGTTAATACCAGTTGGTAAGTTTACTGGCGCTGTTGCTGCTGTTACCGGGCTTGATGTGACATCTGCACCGCTTACTCCTCCGGCAGACGGAGTTACCATTTGCGTTTGATTGTCACCCGTTCCAAAGTTTGTTGTGATTCCAGCCTGAGATCCATCCGTAGTAAACGTGGGTGTACTCGTAGATCCATTCTGCGCCATGTTCACGTTATCGGCAGGATTTGGATCACCACCCGTTGAACCAATCGTTGGCGAAGTAACCCCCAATGAACTTCCTAATCCAACTAAACCAGACAAAACTCCAGCAGGATTGTTATCCTGTGCTGCTTTCACTGTGTTTACAGCTTGGTTTGCTGTTTGCACATCTTGAACTACTGGATTAGATGCTACATCTTGAGCCGCACCTATAATTTGAGACCCAAGAGATGGAGCTACTGCTGCTGCCGTTCCAGCCGCTGAATATGCCGCAGGAATTGCTCCGCTAGATGTGATAACAGATGATCCGGAAGGAGCAAACGTGGCTATATCTGCTGCACCCTCAGCCGCTGTAAACCCAGACAACGCATCTCCTAGTGCCGCACCTATTCCGGGTAAAGCCAATCCAGCCAATACTGGCAATGCCATCTGTGCAATACCACTCAACATTCCACCGCCAGCACCAGACTGATAGGTCATCATCTTAGATGGATCTATGGGTGCTACTGTGCCTGTCGCTGGATCTGCGCGGATATAGGTATTAATTGATCCTTCAGATTGTGGGTTAGCAAATGAAAATTGATATACGCCATTTTGTTGAGAAGGGGATACGTTATTTGCTACTACGTTACCTGTTGCTGAGTCTATAAGGTTGTAACCACTGGCTCCGTAGTTAGCTCCAAATGGATTGTTGTTTTGAGTAGGAGCCTTAACCATAACCAATGTGCCGGCTTGAGAAGCTCGCATCAACTGGTTATAGGTATCGTTCCCAGCAACGTCTACATTGGAACCATACATCTGGACACTAGGATCATTTCCACGTCCGGGTATACCCATTTGTGCATATGGGATTGCATTTGATGGAGCAGGAGCAGGAGCAGGAGCAGGGGCAGGAGCTGGAGCTGGAGCTGAATTAGGGTCTACTAAAGCTGCACGGTTAGGATCGCTTTTTATAATGTTCTCTAAGCTTCCCTGAATAAGATCTGCTTGCTTTCCTTGATTAATATAGTCTTTAACTACCCCTGTGTTTAGGTACGGATTTGCATTTAGAAAATTAACTATATCTGAATCAGAATATCCAGCCTGTCGTGCAGCAACGTAATCCGCTGCGCCAAATCCAGCTCCTGCACCATATATACGAGAAATTTCGGAAAGGCTTTCTCCTTGCGTAACAGGATTAGCCAATAAAGGTAAACGATTTGCGTCACTTGCCCCTATGTTTGGTGTGCCTGCTGCAATTAAATCTGCCTGCTTTCCTTGCGTAATAAGGTCTTTTGCTGCTCCCGTGTTTAGATATGGATTTGCATTTAGAAAATTAACTATATCTGAGTCTGTATATCCTGCTTGCAATGCTGCAATATAATCTGCGCCACCAAATCCAGCCCCAGCCCCATAGATACGCGAGATGTCATACAGACTTTGGCCCTGTTTTACCGGGATTGATAATGATGGTAAGCCTGTGTTTGCCATGATTAGTTAGCCGCTCCAGAAATCAACAAACCCTCTACTTGAATGCCTACAGGGACAGAGCCTGTTACGGATACTTGAAATTGTATATCTGTTCCTGCCGTGTAAACTAATGGCGTTACTTGCGTTACGCTATATCCCGGATACTGAATAGGCGATGGATTACTTATATTCAATACGCCAGCATTTGCGCTATATATACGGAATGTTCCGTAGTTAGAACCGCCTGCCGCTACAAACGCTTGTTGCCTTGTTATATACAGTGTAAATCCGGTTGGAACCGTGTAAACAGACATGTTACTACGTCCGTTTGATACGCTAGAACCATTTTGCGTAGTCAGTCCTATTGTGGCATAAACTGTTGTTATAGAAGAGTTTGATGGGCCAATCGTCACTGATCCAACAGCGCTTGTTGTGCTTGTCACGCTTATACTATTTATCCTCAAATACGTATTTACCGTAGAAACGTAAGCAGTTCCGTTTAACGTAACTGTTTCGCTAATGGGCGCATAAGTTGAATTTAATCCAGACACTAATACTTGTACTGCTGTATCAGATGCAGATGAACTTGTTAAGTATTGGACCGCAGCAGAGCCGGGATAGGTTGGGTAGTAACTTGCGTTTTCCCATATAGGATAATAATTAGTTGCTGGCAAAGCAGCTTGATATCCATTGATGGCAAAAGACGTAACTCCTGTAACTAAACCACGCGCAACTTGATACGTTGCTGGAAGCGCAGACGCCGATTCATTGCTTGATGTAGTTACGAAGTTGGTCATATTTGGGTACACATTTATGGTCATACTGCTTGTCCTCCGCTTGCGATAATCGTACAGCCTGTCGCGCTTGCAGAGACTTGTACAGTCTGGCTAGTTAACAATAATTGCGATCCGGTCCATTGCAAAGTGCTGTTCCCCGGAATAAGTGCTCCATAAAACAATGCGTTGCTGGTTGAAGCCGTTGATCCGCTGGGAACCAAATAAACATTAACCGATATCTGAGCTGCTGTTGTATTGCAAATATCAATGTCCTTCAAATACACCAAAGACAAAGTAGGGACTGTATACACCGTTGTTGCAGATGTAGTTATCGCCGCTTGTCCTAACTGTATAGGAGTAACGTTTTGATAATTTGCCATTACATGTCAAGCCAAGTCAGAGTAGTGAGCGATGAAATATCATTCGCGCTAGTCTGAACAGATGAAGTAATTCCGTTAAAGTACAAACGCAAGACGTTGGTAAGAACGTTAAGATATTGTTGGCTAAAGTTATTTTCTGGTAATGGCAGGTTTGGTACTGCTGGAACTAAGTTATTGCTCATGTATTTCCCCTTCTTCCATCTGGACGGATGTTGATACGTGGCGCTCCAAGCTGCCATTGAACTCCAAGTAACCCACTGCTTTCTATTCTAAAAATTAACTGCCTTCCTCGTACACGACAAGGAACGGTTCCGGTAAATTTCTCAATCACTACTTGTGAATAACTTAATGATGCGGGGACGCCTGCTGTCGTTTGGATTACAGAGTTACTGTTTTGCCCACCAGAAAGTAATTTGTCTTGATTGTTTAAACCGGAACCTGAGTTTTGCATTCCAACTAAAGACATCACAACATATGGGTTTGATGCAGTTGATCCATTAAATCTAACGTCTGGAAGCATTTGCCATACAAAAGAAAACCGATCCCCGTCTTCAATATCAAATTCAGCAGTTTGAATATATGACGTCATGGGTAGAGGTGTTCCAGTTGTGTTGTCATCTGTTCCATATTCATGGAATAAAAGCTTCCCTACTGGATTTGAAATGTTTCCCGACGTTTGATATCCAGAAGGATATGCTGCAATAGGATATACGATTAATCCCGTTGCTACCCATGAAGTTCTAGATATGTATCCAAAGTACCATGCATTATCTATATAGTTATAAATAACATATGTATCTGGTGCATTCGTTGCATTTGCCGAACAATAAAACCACCATACTTCATTAAATGCTTCATTTGTTCCTGCGTAAACTTGATAGTTTTGATTTGAATTTATATTGCTGAAAATAAATTCACGCAGATCACATTGCAATGTTTGTACCGTACCATTGTATGAATAAAACTTACCATTACCCATCCAATATACAACTCCTGAAGCTAATGCCATTGCATTTGGGCCAAGGATTGAAGTATCGGAACCAACAAGCTGCGCACCCCAAACAGTAGGGGGTCCAAGATATTGAAGCGAATATACTGAAGAATCTGTAAAAACAACAATCTCTTGACGTGTTTGTATAAACCCTACAATAGTTGAGCCATGAGATAAAGTTAAACTACCCGCTTGATTAGTGATTGATGGAGTCCAGCTAATTGAGCTTTGTTGATCAGACCATCTAATTAACATTGGGCTTAAAATTGTTGACCCATAATCATTGCATCCCAAAGCCAAAACAAATCTTGAAGCATCTGAAACAACAATGTTATTTTGAATAGTTGGTACGTCAGAAGCACCATATTGTGTACTTAGATTTTGACCTATTACCCCAATTCCTCCAGAGGCTTTCCATATATACATGCCTCCACCGCGTGGTCCAAATATTAAATTTTCACCAAAGTTTGCTTGCGACCATAATCCAATTGATGTTGTATTCGCATCTAATGAATTACCCCAAGTATTGTTACCCCAGTATCCAGCATTCCAACCTACTACAGAAACAACATAAGCTGGTGATGAACTAATATCAAACTGTGCATACAATGTTGAAGTTAACGTTTGATTAGATGTGGCAGCAACAGATGAATAAATTGAGAACGTTCCCTGACCAAGTGCAAATACTTGATATTGATTTGTAAGCGTTATTCCGCCTACCGTTATGAAAGAACCATTTGGTTGTTTCAAAAAAACCGTGTCATTTATTCGTTCTTGAGTTGAACTGCAAGTCACTATAATAGTGTTGGAGTTTGCAAATGTTTGAATGCTTGTTATGCTGAACCAATAGGCAAAGTATTGGATAGAACATGCCGAACCAGATGTTCCAGAACTTGTGGCTGCTGAAGGAAGAACAATCGTTACTGTTGGGGTTCCAATATAATTGGTGGCGGTAATCGTAAACTGTGCATTGAAACTAGCTGCTGGAATTCCATTTACGGCCGTTGTTACGTTATAGATATTTATAACGTCATTTGTAAACAAGAAGTACGTTGTTCCAAGCCCCGGCATAGCAACCGTAACGCTTGGCGATCCACTTGCTGTAGTAAATGAATTAGCTGCAACGCTGATTTGACCGTTGGTTGTAAACTTTAGTGGGGTGATATCTGAATATCCGCCACCTTGGTATATATAGAAAAAAAGGTTTGTTCCTACCCCAATAAGATTAGAGCCAGAAAGTGTTACCCAATTCCATAGTGAACGACAAATTCCAAGAAACGTGTTTGCGCTAGTAGGTTGCCATCCGCCTATTTTCTCTGGCGAACCAGTACGAAACCTTACTTTGTCGCAGTCGTACCATCCGCCCTCATTAACGTAACGAGTGTTTTCTTGATTAACTCCCGGTTTAAACGTTATCTTTTTCTGGGGCATGGCACACCTAAGCTAGTTTGTATGCCCGCGTTCCTGCCTTATCTATAACAAGCGCCTGACCACGGGGCTGTTCACCCTCACGGTTAGGTATAGAAACGTGGGTCCAGCGATCAAATTCACGGATCACTTGGTCGAAAGGTAATCCTGAGTTGATTATAGCTTGAACCACTTGATCAGGGGTCATTCCCGGCACACGAATATCTGCTGCACATCCAACTCTGTGCTGACTTGTATCCTTGCTTCCCACCGCATCATTCACCTGCTTACAACGAAACGCAGAGTTAATCATGATCGGCTTCCCACCCAACAACACTTTTACCTTCTCCAAGAACTCAGCCAAGCGTTGTAAGTTCGCAAGTTCTTCAGCATTCGGTGTGTTATCAAACTCACGATGATCCGTGAAGGTCAGTTCCTCTAGGGAAAAATGGGGGGAGAGTTGAGTCATCATTTACCCTCGCTCATCTTTGCATGGATAGCCGCGTCTTTAGCTTGTGATCCAGCGCTTGATCCAAAATAGAAAGCCACGATTCCAGTCCATGCCGTACCCAAAGAACCCAGCATGATATCGACTTCTGCGGCTTGATCTATCTTTCCTAACATCAACCCTACCAGTATTCCGAAGAATCCCAGAGTAACCGATATTGCGAGAAAAGAAGGAACCCATGACTTAACGGCTTTCTGCATCTCTCTAGCTGACGCACGATCCTCATTCCCTAGCTTGGTGAAGTCCAGCCCCAACTCTTCAGCCTTGGCCTTAAGCGCAAGTTCGGCTTGCTGGATAGCAGCAACTTGGTCGCCTGTTAACTTCCCCGTCTCAATCGTCTTTTGTACATCATCTCCAGACACACCAAGTGCAGACTCCAACGCACCAACCGCCATTCCCGCAACAGGGCTACCAAGCGCTGAGGCAACAGTGGGCGCTAACTTTTCTAGGGTATCAATCCAATCAGCCATTAATCTTTTCCTTTATCAATGTGATGATTCCAAAGCTCAAAAATACTTTTAACTTTATCTTCTAGCGTAGTTATCCGCGCATCCATTTTTGCCAACACAATGACTAATGTGACAAACCCAACTGCTATGGGCCATATCTTGGATACAAGGTCTATGATGTCCATTATTCATTTTTCCGTCCAGCCAGTAGTGATACCACTACAGCTATGAGTTGAAGCGTCCATTGTGTTGTGTCACCCGTCTGCTCACACGGGATCACATCAAAGTTACATACTGCCCCAACCGTTCCTGATATACCTACAACGTATACAAGAAGCCATATCAATATTGTTTCATGATCAAGTTTAAACACGTCTATCCAACTTTATCCCATGCTTTATTTGTTTCATTCCAAGCATATGGGCTATTATCTTGCGGCATAGGAACAGGTGATTTCCATATCCAATCAGGTGCAGAAATAGTCCAACTAGGATATGGCTGCTGTGAGTAAAACACATCATTAATAGGATCGTAAATAGACCCTATACCCGCATAGTTTGCCCTGAATGGCTCTCCACCTAATTTATGGACACCACCAGCCGAGTTATAACTTGTTTTTTTCCAAGTTCCTCCTAGCAAATTTTCTAAAAAAGCTGCACCTATATATTCTTTTTCATTTCCGTGCGCATCACAAGTATCTTCTGTGTTAACAACAACAACTCGTATAACAACATTATTACTATCTAGTTCTGCAAAGTGCGCCATTTTAAACCTCTACTTTTTCGGTAGCTTTCAAAAAGTTTTGTTCATCTTCATTAAATTTAGCTAACTGTTCTGCTGTATAAATTGTGTCTATGGAATCTTCAAAATTCTTAATTTTTTCCATTACATCAAAAACATCTTGTGGTGTAGGACAAGGACGCGCATCGTCCCATCTAGTAAACTTTTGACCATCAAATTCCCACAATGCACCCGGACGTAACATTTCTACTGCCACGTTAATCCCATATAATTTGTATAGCTTCCCTTTTTCAGGTTTCATTCTTTTACCTTAATTGAACACTAAAATTGCAATGCCACCACCACCATTGCTTATAAATCCAGTAGACACTGATGTTCCTGAAGATCCTCCGCCACCGCTTCCAGTTCCAGCTTGACCGTCAGATCCAGTACCCAGCCCTGCTACCCCACTACCTCCACCTCCAGATCCACCATTATTTAATAATCCAGTTGTAGAGCCATTATAAAACGCGCCACCTCCGCCTCCCGCATACGTTACAGAAGACCCTGAAAGAGTTGAAGCATAACCAGCCCCTCCGCTTCCGGGAGTGCTTGTTCCACTATTAAAATTTCCCCCGGCGCTTCCAGCTCCTCCACCGCCACCACCACCACAATAAGGAAAAGAACCACCTCCTGAACCACCATTATTGCTATTACCTGCTACCCCAAATCCATTTCCACCTGTCGTATTAGTAGATCCAGACCCACCCCCACCTGAACCGCCGGGAGGGTATCCATCTTGACCGCTTTGCACACCTGCTGTACCTCCAGCTGCACCTCCAAAAGCTGTAATATTGAATCCTTGAGAATCTAAGCCATAAAGAACTGAGTCATGTCCTTTGCTATAAACATCAACATTTTGGCTTCCGCCTTGTCCTCCCGCCCCAACAACTACAGTATATTTTGCTCCCGCAACAATTGCTCCAGTAGTTCCTGTTAAGAATTGACCTGCACCGCCTCCACCTCCGCCGCCAGAACCTATGCCACCAGAAGCCCCTCCAGCAATAAGAAGATAAGATGCATTAGGAGTATTTGCTGGTCCCGTAAAACTTCCAGTACCTGTAAAAACAAGTCTTGTTGGTTTTGATGTAGTTGCATAAGAAATTATGACTACTCCAGAACCTCCCGTTGAACCCGGATATACACCGTCATAACACCCTCCGCCTCCGCCTCCTGTATTCTGTAATCCGCTAATAGGTGCTCTTGAAGAAGAAACTCCGCCTCCACCCCCACCTAAACCACCACTGCCTCCAACTGCACCGTTTGAGTTTCCGCCTCCGCCTCCACCCCCACCGTAATAGGTTGAAGTTCCAGTAATCGTAGAAACCGCACCATTTCCTCCATTACCGCTTGTGGAGCTTTGCACAGAGCCTCCGCTCCCCCCTGCTTGTCCTGCTCCACCTCCACCACCAGAAGGATATGGATTATTAACGTTGCTATCGCCTCCGTTGTATCCTTGAACTGGAGTGGTAGCAGGAGAATTTCCAGAAGCCCCTGAGCTTAATGTTGAATTTTGTCCAGACCCACCTCCGCCTGATGCTCCGGCTGCTGCTGCTTGTGGTCCTTGAGCGCCACCTCCGCCTCCATTTCCAGTCGAACCACCACCAAAAGAAGATGACCCGCCTCTTTGTGGGCTAGTTTGATTAGGTGCTCCGCCAGCACCAATAACAACAGAATAAGATGAGCCAGCGGTAACTGCTTGAGTCCCTACAAGAACCCCGCCACCACCGCCACCACCGCCACCTATGTTATATCCGCCAGCTCCGCCTCCGCCAACAATTAAATAATTAATTGAAGTAACTCCAGTAGGCGCTACCCAACTTATTGATCCATTAAACGCTTGAACTATGTTATTAACGTTTGTATTGATTGCAAATAAAATTTGTAATATGGACATTTTATGTTAGCCCAGCTCCAGATATAACCGCAGAAGATGAACTAATAAACAGTATTGTACAAATACCATATAAGCCCAATGTTCTGTTTCCTGTAGTCGATGTAGACTGACCGGCCCATTGCAGCGTCAAGCCTGAGCCTTGGGTGATTACTTGTGATCCCGCAGAATTGTTGTAAATGGTGACTAAATTTCCTGCCGAAAATACCGAATTATTTACTGTTATGCCTCCGGCAGAAATTGAAATAGTTTTTCCAGCATCAGATGCTAATAATACATAAGCTCCTGATTGTGAATTTAGCGTTGATCCAGTGGAGTTTAATGTTACTGCTGCTGATCCATTAAATGTTGTTCCTGAACTAAACGATAATCCAGTTCCTGCTGTTAATGAATTCGTTACTGAAGGAGCGGATGTAACGCTCAGTGTCAAAGCCGCTGAACCGTTATATGTTGTTCCAGAATTAAAAGCTAAACCTGATCCAGCTGTTAATGCGTTAACTACTGAAGGGGCAGAATAATTTGATGAAATGCTTAATTGCACAGCACCCGTGCTGGCGCTTGCATTAATTTGATTTGATGTTCCAGAAACAGAAGTAACACCACTAGCACTTATAGTGACCTGCTGAGAACCATCGTAAGTTGTTCCTGCGCTAAAAGTAATTCCTGCTCCCTGAACCAATGCATTGTTTACTTTTGCCGCAGACGCTGAATTTAAATTGGCTACCAGCGTTGTGCTGTTAACAGTAAATGGTGCATTACCCTGTGTAGCAGAGAATGTTGGCTGACTTGCCAATACTACCAATCCCGATCCTGTTGAACCCGTTAACGTTGGCGCGTTTGCCGCAGAACCTGTTCCTGTTGAAGATAAGAAGAAAGGAGTTGTTGAGGTATTACCCGGAACGTATGTCATCAACGGATACGTTGTAGCACCAATCGTTGTTGTTGATGTATAGACAATTGAATTTGCTGTTGGCGTTGTTGCATTGTTTGTTCCGCCACTAGACATGGGCAATGCCGAACCTAGCGACAAAGAAGGCACATAATTATATGCCGCAGTAACGTTTGTACCATCTACATATAAAGGTACAGTTGTTCCGCTTGGAACAACAATTCCTGTTCCAGATGCCGTTTGAACTTGAATACCATACCCGCCAGTTGTGTTGTTAATGACGATATAGTTTTTGTTAATTGTTGGAACAAATAAAGTGCGTTGAGCAGTAAGCGTTCCAGAACAATTTAGATATAAATACCGATATTGCTGATCGGTTGTTGATTGAGATGCAATTAAAGTTTTATTTGCATCAGAGAACACAATAGGAGTCGAACCAACAATTGCATTTTCCATGCAATATTGCCAGTTACCATTAGTGGTAGTACCCCATGATCCGTTTTGCTCTCCGGTCCCAATTAACTGAATATTTAGATTAGGCGTCCACGTTGACATAATTTTCCTAGAGAGTAATTATCGGTGTCCAATATGGATACAACTGATCGTCGTCTATTTCAGTCCAGTACCAATCTCCACCTAATGCACCTGCAATTCCATTTGCTGTTACGCCAGAAATGGCAATAACAGGACCGGGTAAAACAATTCCAGCATATCCATTTGCTACTACACCATTTGGTGTTACCGGCCCAATGTACGGAATTAGACCTTGCGCAGATACTCCCGTTAATGGGAAAGCAGGTGATAAGAAAGGTACTACAAGCCCTAATGCGCCTGACGCGACTACACCTGATTCTGATTCAGTGCTCCGAGGAACTACTGTTCCAGCTAAACCTGATGCAACTACTCCAAGAAGATTTGCTGCGCCGGGAGTTTTTGCCGAGCTAAATGGTGCAGACGAAACGGGATAGAAGGAGAACATTGCTGAACTCCTTCTTTAATTTATTAGCCGTAGATAATAAATCCCCATCCTAGATTAGCTAGGTACTTCAGCCCACATCAAGGAAACGTCAAACGTAGCAGCGGTAGTCGTTGCATACAAACCATATGCTAGGTAGTTACCGGGAGCAAGAATAATCAGTCCTTTCACGTCATCTACGAACAGACCAACAGTCTGGGTAGGTGTAGTGGTCGTTGTACCGATTGAAACAGAAGGGGCCACCAAAGTAGATGCAAGCGCACCCGTGTTAGCAACGTTAACCATACCGTATGAAACGGAACCTGTGTTCTGCTGTGAATACATCGAACGAGAAGCAGTCTGAGTTCCTGAAACCGCAGCAGTGGTTTGGTTAGCCATCCAGAAGTTAAAATCGTTAGAAGTTGCAGCAGTACCAGTGGTTTTAATGCCAACACGGGCTTGCAGAATAACGATATCAG